AAATCACTAGGAGGTACAACCAACGGAGTATAGAAAGGTACTTCAGCTGTGGGAAGAGGTATAGATATTGTTTCTATTTCTTCAATAGGTGGAATTTCTATAACTGGTATTTCAATTGGTGCTTTTATAGGCATTAGCTAGGTTCTGTAGGCCAAGTAATGTTAAAAGGATCGGGTTGAGAAGGTACGTCCCTAAGTGCTTGACGATAATCCCTCCAAGCATCAGATAATGTACGATCAGTAGATGCTCTCCAGTCTGTTTTTTCAAGTATATAGTTTCTTGCTGCTCTTACATTACTCCATTCTAAGTTTGTAAAATAAGCCTGTTCATCTGAAGTTGTACTGTCAACTCTTACGTTATAAGCCTTATTTTCGCCTTGTACATAATAAGGACTTACAGTAGTTAATTTTTGTGTTGGTGTTGTATAATCAAGAGTTTCTACAAGTTCTACTACATTATTTTCAGTTAAAAAATCTGCATTAGCACCAGCACTAGAAAAGCATGTAGTTGGAAATAATTTTTGTAGTGTACCAGTGTCTGTAACATTAGTACCATTAATAATTGCGTAATTCATAATTTCATAATATTAATTAGGGTAAGTTGGTGAATCTTGTTTTTGCAATTGCATAGTGAGTTGCTACATCTGATGCAGTTAAAGCAGTGCCATTATAAATTCTGTGAAGACCTATATTGGCTACCAGTTTATACATTTGTCTACTCCATCCACCAGATAAACCTAAACCTGTTGGATTAAACGAATAATCAATACTATTTGTTTTTTGACCTAACAGACTGCCATTTCTATAAAATTTCATACCATTTGTACCTGTATTTTCTCTTGTAACTACAATATGTTCCCAAACATTAAAATAAGTTTGATAAAATTCTTGAGGACTACTTTCGACTGCAAGATAGTTATAATTAGATAGATTACCACTTGTTACATTTCCAGAACCAGATAATCCGTATTCACCTAATACCCATCTATCAATACCGCCAATATTCATTTTGAAATATCCTAGTGATACATAATAATTATGCCACACAAATGTAGGACTAAATGTATAAAAACTTGATTGTTCTTGCCATAAATCCTGTGGAGCAGTACTTACTGAAGATGGAGGTAAGTAAACTGAATGAATAAACTCAAGTGCAAAAGGATCAGTTCCAATATTTTGCATTTCATAATCATCACGACTTGGTCTACCCATATTAGGGTTATACATATTACCAGCAATCGGGTATTGAGTTAATTCTAGATAACCACCATATGCTGACTGATAATTATAACTTGAACTCATACTCATATACCATTGTGCATTGCTGGTATTCTGATAACCATCTTTTATTGATCCGTCAGGATTCAAAGCCCACATATAATTTGGTTGTGTACTATGATTAGGATCCCAAGAATTACTATCTCCCCAATCGTAGTACCTCATATTAGTTTTAACAATACCACCTGAGTTACCAGCAGCAGCTCGTAAATTATGCGGTCTCATTATGCAACATCTCCAACTGTTGCACCGTATAAAGTACTAGCTGTTTTCCATAGTTCTATAACTGTATAACCACTTGTAGCTAGAGTAGGTGCTGAACCACCAACCCAAGTTATTGTTGGGAAAGTTAAGGTATAACTTCCAGCTGAAACCATTAACATCACTGATTGTCCAGTAGACAAACTTTCTGTTGCTGTTCTATTAGCTCCTAATGTCCATTGCTGAATCATTCCATTGTCAGGATCTAAATCAACACTTGCTCCATCTGTAATGGTGTAAACATTTTCATTTATTGCATCTTCAAAAGTAACTGAGCCTGTTAATGTACCACCTGTAAGTGGTAATTTTGTTGCGTCTGTTGTACCTGTTAAAGCGGAACCATCAATAGCTGGTAAAGGATTAGGTACACTAGCATCTGGTAAAGTACCTGTTAAATTTGCAGCATTAAAGGTACTTGGTGCTGGTACATTTGTTAAGTTTGCTCCATCCCCTGTAAAGGATGTAGCTGTTACTCCAGCATCGAAAGTAACATTATTATTAGCATTAAGTGCTATTGCAGGGTTAGTGTTTGTGCTTGCTGTATGCTCAATTTCCTGCACTCTTATTTTTGACATTTTATTTAATTAGGTTTTGTTGGATAAGTGATATTATCTACATCAGTTTGTGTGGCTGGTAAATCTCTTAATGCTTGACGATAGGTTTTCCATTCATCACTTACAGCAACTCCTGTTTCAGACGCTTTTGTAACAACCCAATCTGATTGACTTAATAATAAATTTCTTTTATTCCTTATACTTTGCCATTTATGTGAAATTATTTGAGCATCTGTTGATTTACTTGCATTAAATTCTGCAATTTCTGAGTCAGTCATTGCAACTAATACACCATTTACAATTTTGTTCATTAGCTCTCTTTGTATTTGTAAATTAAAAGTTTAGTAGCTGGATTAATATTATTGCCATATATATCTTCAATAGTAAATCCATTGACTTTAGCAAAAGATCCTGTTTGGTTAGAATCATTATTTGTATTTGAAGCTACTACTTTCCAACCATAACCATGAACCCAACCACTATATTCAGTACTTGTACCAAAACTGTAATAATGCCAAGTCATCCAAGCTCTTTCACCTGTATATAATTCCCAAATAGCCATATTATAATTACGATCTAGTGATGGATACATATTCCAGTTATTTGCACCGTTTTGACCATAGCTTCCATTGCTATTAGTGTAACCTTGGTTGCAGTCAGAATTATTATGAGGAGTTGAACTGTTATCTACATGGGGTGACAATCTAATTCCACCATATGCACTAAGAGATAATGATGGAAAAACAAGTCTATAGACACGATCATAGTCAAGACCTGTTTCTACTATGCTAGATACAGCAGAACCTGATTGCACTTTTTTTACAAATTCTAAAGAACCACCGCCACCAGCCACTGTAATTGTTTTAGAAGCTCCAGTGCCAGATGCAGTTACACCAGCACCAACAAAATTCAAAGTAGTTCCAGCCGTAGATAATGAACTACCTTCTTCTTGTACAGTTATACCGCTAGAAATACCAGTTAAAGCTGAACCATCAAGAGCTGGTAATGTACCTGTTAAATTTGCTGCTGGTAGTGCTGTTAAGTTTGCCCCAGATCCTGTAAAGGTCGTAGCACTGCAATCACCATTTATAGTTGCACCAGTACTTGTAAGACCTATAGTTGAAGTTGCGTGTTGTGTAGATTGTATAGTATCTACTTTTATTTTTGACATAATTTTAAATTGTTAAACAAAGGTCATAGTTGAACCAGCAACTATAGTTATGGTTGCTGTTGAAGCAACTGTTAATGGAGAAGCAGATACATAGTTTTTATTTGTTGTAGTTGTAAAATTATTATTTACTTCATTTTCTGCTTCAACAAATAATTGCTCGTTTCCACCTCCTACTAAACCAGAACTTTGATCGACCCATGCAAAGTCTGTTCCATTCCAAGACATAACTTGGTTAGAATTAGCAGTGCTTTGATTTAAATGTGTATTAACGTCAGAGTCTGTATATCCTGCATTATCTACCCACGCATAATCCGAACCATTCCAACTAAGTACATAACCTGCTGTAGGATTACTTTGATTTAAATGTGTGTCAACACTGGCATCAGTATAAAGTTGGTTTTGTGCTGTAACACCACCTTGCCAAGAAGTACCGTTATAAACTTTTAACTCATTAGCAGTAGTGTTAAAGAATAAATCTCCTGTATCTAGATTAGTAGTTGGGTTAGTAGCACCTGAACTATATCTAGCTGCAAAGTCATTAACAGTACCAATATTACTTGCAACTGTATTTACGTTTGTTATCGAATTACCAACATTATTTACGTTGGTTATGCTACCAGCAGTAGTATTTACGTTTCCTATAGAACCAGCAACTATACCTATATTATCATCAATAACTGATATGGAGTTACCCATACTATTACCGTGTTGAGTACAGTAATATAACAACGAGTTTGGTGCACTTGATGGTACAGCAAAAATTACTGAAGCTCCAGATTGACCTGCTGTTCCATTTACTGTTACACCTGTGGTATATGAAGCATTACTACTATCTCTAAATGCTAGTGGATGGTTATTGTTAGTACTATCAGATTGGTCAAATGTGTATGTATACCCTCTAGTTAAAGTTAAAGAAGGGTTAGCTGCACCATTTATATAAAAGACACCACCAGATACAGTTACAGTATATGTCTGTGCAGTCCCTAAAGAATTAGCTACAGCATTTATATTTACAAGATTTGAACTAACAGTGTTTACGTTAGCAATGTCATTTGCAACAGCATTTACGTTGGCAATATCACTTGCTGTTGTACTTATATCAGAAGCGTTAGTATTAGCTGTATTTATAGCTGATATGTTGCTTGCTACAGTTGTAACTTCTGTTGCCTTCGGTACTAATCTATGAAAGCTATATGTATGTAATGTGGTAGTTGTTTCTACTAGAAATCCAAAGTCTTGAGGTATAGCACTTGTTACTCCTGTAATTGTAACTGTATTACCAGTTCCAGCACCATTAGTAATAGTAACTGTAGTTCCGCTTGGAGTTAAAGTAGTTGATGCTGTTTTAACAGAAACAATAGTACCAGCACCGTTGTTTGCATCTGGGTTTGCTGTAGGAAAACTTGTTTCGTTTGCTATCGGTACAAAACCACCAACATCATCAATTAAATCAATAATTCTGTCATTGATAGCTGCTGTTGTAGCAATAGTTGTATCGTTATCTGGGAATGTATCACCATCTTTAATAGTGTCTCCAGTAGATATATTAAAATATCTAGCATCTGCAGCCGCTTCACTAAGGTATAAACTATCTAGAGCACCTCCATCTAGTTCTGTTTCTGTATAGTATCTACTATCTAGAGCACCACCAGAGGTAAGTTCAGTTTCTGTAAAATACCTAGTATCTAGTTGTCCAGCATTTAACTCTGTTTCTGTATAGTATCTACTATCTAGAGCACTACCAGAGGTAAGTTCAGTTTCTGTATAGTATCTATTATCTAACTGACCTGCATCTAGCTCTGTTTCTGTATAATATCTGTTGTCTAGTTGCCCTCCATCTAATTCAGTTTCTGTATAGTATCTACCATCAAATGTACCAGTTGGTATATTATTAGCATTTACTGAAATATCACTAGGAAGTGTACCACTACCTAATTTATCTAAACTTACAGAATCATTAGCTAATTTAGAACCTTGTATATTTGCATTTGCGTTTATATCAGCATCAAGAATAGAACCATCTACTATTTTTTCTGATGTAACAAAATTAGATGTTATAGCACCTCCATTAAACAGTGCTCCTTCTATTTCTAATGCTTTGTTTCTAGCATCTTGTGCAGTAAAGTTTGATTGTTCAGATGAGTCGTTAAGATCTCTAGCTCTTATAGTACTGCCACTAGCAAAATTTGTATATGTGCCACTAGCGTCTCTTGTTCTACGTTCACAAAAAACTACTGCACCTTGCGGTAGTGCAGAGTTAAATGTAATGGTGTTGTTATCGCTGGAAAGTTGGTAGTTATATAAAGTTGTACCTGCTGTAACTGCAGGGAAGTATAATCCGTCTGTGTTGTTCACCTGTGGGTGACTAGAAGTTGCAGTACTACCAGTAGATTGGCGTAGCTGTAAAACTCTAGTACCACCCGACAATGTAACATAAACATCTAGATCATCTTGGTTATGAAGTTGTATACTGACAGGACTAAATACAGTTGTAGTTGCATTAGTCGTGGCAGCGAAAGTTTTTTTAGTTGTAACTGCCATTGATAATCAATGTTATTTTGGTAAATTTATTAAGTTTTGTATTGCTTCGTA